GCGTTAATTACTGGGTCAAACAATAAAATGTTTGACTTTAGATCAAATTTTTCTTTACGATCAATGCCGAGTTCACCCAACATATTAATCTGAAAAATTCCGTAGGAACTGTCTCCAGTTTTCCTGTTACCATTGTAAGCCATAGGTCTTGAATTAGACTCTGCCTTAACAATAGCCCAAGCCTGTTTAAGGGCTTTTCCTTCAAAGCCAACAGCTGATAGGAGTTCTTTTAGTTCTCCGTCTGTAAGCATCTCAGAAGGCTTGTACACAGTAGTGCTGTACTTCTCTAAGGTTTCTTTCTTTAGTTGTACTGTTGATTTCACAGGTGTTTCCACCTGCAATGCTTGAGTTACTGTTGGTCCAGGCTGGACAGTAAATAAGAATAATGTTATCATTCCTATATACGACCAGTTATGAGCAACATCGCTCAAACGTTGTTTGATATTCTCCATTGGCATTTCCTCCTTTAGAGATAACGAACTATAATAATAACATTACTTGGCAGTAGGTGTCAAGCTAGTCAACCAGAAAATATTATGCATTTATCTTATTATACGATACGAGCAGGGCTAAACCCAGCAGTGGGCTTTGGTTATGCTGGCATGCATATAATTAAATCATTACAAGAATTAGGACATAAAGTAGATTTTGCAAACCCTAAAGCTCAACTACAATTAAACTTTACACAGCCACATCATTATAAATTACATAAAAATCAATATCAGATTGGTTATACACCATGGGAATCTACTAAAATTCGTGATGAGTGGCGGGAAAGAATGAATCTTTGTGATGAAGTATGGGCAACATCTGATTGGGTGGCAAATGTGTATAAAGATAATGGGATTGAATCTCCAATTAAAGTTTATCCACATGGAATAGAATCTATTTGGTCACCACATAAAAGAGTTGTTCAAAAAGATAGACCATTAAAGTTTTTGCATGTTGGAGAGCCCTCTCCAAGAAAAGATGGACAACTAGTTACAGATACATTTATAAAGTTATTTGGAAATAATCCAGAATATCAACTTACTTTAAAATGTCATGGATCTTCAACTGTAAGAATATATAATAAAAATAAAGAACTAGTTTCTCCAGATACCGTATATTCAAATATTAAAATTATAAAAGAAGAGTACCCAGTTGAACAACTGGTAAGTCTTTATCATAGCCACCACGTTCTTGTGTATCCGACATGGGGAGAAGGTTTTGGCTTTATTCCATTACAGGGACTTGCGACAGGCATGCCAGTAATATCAACTTATGATTGGGCACATTATTCTGATTACTTAGGACCCCTAAAGTTGAAGTCAAGACTTACTGATGCAGAAAAAGAAGGTGTTCCAAAAGCTGTAGGAGATTCACACTTAGGTTCTTTTTATAAACCAGACCCAATTCATTTAGAAGATCAAATGGTTTATGCTGCATTAAACTTTAAAGCTTTATCTGGATATTACTTTGCCCAGTCAACTAGAATTCATGAAGAATATAATTGGATTAAGTTGACCAAGAATGCCTTTAGTCATTTAGAAGAAAAATTTAACTAACCCCTTCCCCTTTAGATTAAAGTTTGGTAGAATTATACTTCAACTCAAAAATCATATAACCGCAGGGCGGAGAAAAGGTGTTATTTAAAAATGTCAAGAACTATTGAAAACCCATACGAAAACTTTATTGCATTGTCAAGATATGCAAGATGGATCTCTGAAGAGAACCGTCGTGAGACATGGGGTGAAACAGTAGATAGATATTTTGACTTTATGACAGACCACCTAAACAAAAATCATTCATATGTCCCAGACGAAAAGCTTCTTAAAGAATTAAAGGATGCAGTTTATAATCGCAATGTAATGCCATCGATGAGATCTGTAATGACTGCAGGTGCTGCATTGGATAGAGATCATGTTGCAGGATACAACTGCTCATTTGTTCCAGTAGATTCACCTCGCTCATTTGATGAGACTATGTATATTCTTATGTGTGGTACAGGCGTTGGTTTCTCTGTAGAGTATAAGTATGTTAACAAGCTTCCTGCCGTTCCAGAATCATTTGAAAAGTCTACGACTGTAATTGTTGTTGAAGATTCAAAAACTGGATGGGCAAAGGCCTATCGTGAACTACTTGCAATGTTATGGGCAGGACAAGTTCCAGCAATTGATGTAAGCAAGTTGCGTCCAGCAGGTGCACGTCTTAAGACAATGGGTGGTCGCTCATCAGGCCCACAACCACTAATTAATTTATTTGATTTTACAATTGCAAAGTTTAAGGTTGCAGCTGGTCGCCAATTAAAGCCTATTGAGGCACACGATATTATGTGCAAGATTGGTGAAGTTGTTGTAGTTGGTGGAGTTCGTAGATCAGCAATGATTTCTCTTTCAAATATTAATGATATTGAAATGGCACAGGCAAAGTCTGGTAACTGGTGGGAAAATAATTCACAACGTGCACTTTCAAATAACTCTGTTGCGTATTCTCGCAAGCCAGAGATGGAGCAGTTTATAGCAGAATGGAAATCACTCTATGACTCAAAGTCTGGTGAACGTGGAATCTACAATGTTGCAGCAGCACAAAAGCAAGCAGCTAAATATGGACGTAGGGATCCTGAAGTACACTATGGAACCAACCCTTGTTCGGAAATTATTCTCCGTCCTTATCAGTTTTGTAATCTTTCAGAAGTCGTATTACGTGAAAAGGATACAAAGAAGGATATCGAAAGAAAGGTAGAGCTTGCAACAATTCTTGGAACATGGCAAGCAACACTAACAGACTTCAAATACCTTCGTAAGATTTGGAAAGACAATACAGAAGAAGAACGCCTGCTTGGAGTTTCTCTAACTGGACAATTTGGACACAAGTTTATGTCAGGGAAAGAAGACCTTGTATCTTTAGAAGCATTCCTAATGTCTTTAAGAGATAAAGCAAGAGAGACAAATTCAAAAGAGGCTGGGAAAATTGGGATTCCTGAGTCTGCCGCTATTACATGCGTGAAGCCTTCTGGCACAGTATCTCAATTGGTCGGGGTATCTTCAGGAATGCATGCATGGCATTCTCCATATTACATTCGTACAGTCCGTGGCTCAAAGGGAGATCCAATCTCTACATTTTTGAAGGAAGTTGGAATTCCAGTAGAAGATGATGTAATGAAGCCAAACGATACTTACGTATTTTCATTCCCAGTAAAGGCACCAGAGGGTGCAATTGTTAGAAACGATTTAACAGCTATTGAACACCTAAATATTTGGCTTGTTTATCAGAGAGCATGGTGTGAACATAAGCCATCAATTACAGTTTCTGTAAAAGAAGACGAATGGATGGAAGTTGGGGCATGGGTTTACAAGCACTTCGATGAAGTATCTGGAATTTCATTCCTGCCACATTCAGATCATTCTTATAAGCAAGCTCCTTACCAAGAAGTTTCTAAGGAAGAATACGAAGATCTTCTTTCAAGAATGCCTAAAGAAATTCGTTGGGAAGATTTGTCATTTTATGAAACAGAAGACGGTACCAGCGGAACACAGACACTTGCCTGTACTTCAGACGGCAATTGTGAGATTGTAGACATTTCCGCATAATAGGTATATAATGTAATTGGGGTAAAACCCAAAATTCCTGGGCACACGGCCCAGAAATAAGGAGGATCTTATGAACAAAGATCTTAACAATGATGGAAAGGTAACTATGCAAGAGAAAATTCTAGCAGCGTTAGCAAGCTATGGTCGTCACTTTTTAGGTGCGTCTATTGCTCTTTACATGACTGGAAACACTGACCCAGGAGACCTAATCAAGGGTGGTATTGCAGCCGTATTGCCAGTAATTCTTAAAGCGCTCAACAGTAATGAGCCAGCTTTTGGATTTACCAAGAAGTAAATTTAACAAGTAATTAGGACGGCTCCTATGCTAAAATGGGCATAGGAGTTTTCCTATTTAGGAGATTTAGCAAATGGCAGGTCAAAAAAATTGGGAAGTGGATCAAAACACTACCTTTACATTTACCGTTGAGTACAAAGACAACGACGGAGATCCAATCGTTCTTACAGATTGTTCCGCAAAAATGCAGGTTCGTGATACTAAAGGCGGAAGTAAATTGGCTTTCAGTCTTACATCGCCAGCAGGCGGAATACTAATAGACGAAGCCCTTGGCAAAATTACTATTAAGATGACCCCTACACAGACAAATAAATTATTCTATCCAAAGTCTTCATATGACATTATGTTGACAGATAGCAATCTAAATAAAACAAAATTGCTTGAAGGATTTATTACTTTGAGTAGATCGGTAACTATCTAATGCCAATTACTAACAATAACAGTAACCCAACAGTAGTAGTAACAGAACAAATAAATAAAATTGTTTTGAATACCCCTGGACCACAAGGCCCTCGTGGTAAAACAATTCTTAATGGAAACGGTGCCCCAGCCGACAACCTTGGGTTTGAAGGTGACTTCTATTACGATAAAAACAATACATATTTTTATGGACCAAAGCTAAATGACGCCTCTTGGGCGGGAGCAACAGCATATCCTCTAAGCACCTCAACATTAACCTATCCTTTCTCAATTAATCAGGTTGTGGATCAGGGATCCTACTGGTCTCTTGAAATAACTCATAATATGGGGTATAACCCAAATGTTACTGTTAAGAATAGCGCTGGAGATATATTAGAAACAGGAATAGACTATAATAGTATTAACAAAATTACGCTGACAATGGCTCAACCATTCGGCGGGACAGCATACCTGTCTTAAGGGAGATATAGCAAATGGCAAGATTATTCGTAACTGATATCAATCTGAATAAGAATGAACTTCAGAATGCTCGAATTCAGGGATTAGCTTCAGCCCCAACTGGAGCAGTCACTGGTCAAATTTATTACGACACATCGAATAACACGATGTACTACAACAATGGACTAACATCACCAGACGGTCCATGGGTAGCAATGAATGCTTCTCAAGAAGTAGTTCAAGACATTATCGGCGCTTCTGTTGAAGGCGGAGTTGGATTAACAAGAACATACGCTGATAACACAGGCATCACAACAATAGATTTAGACAATACAGCAGTAACGGCAGGATCTTATGGATCAGCTACAAAAATTCCTACATTTACAGTAGATGCTCAAGGTCGTTTGACTGCAGCAGGTGAAGCGGATGTAGCAACACAACTAGATTTAGGTGCAGACAATGCACATGGTGGATAT